GGCCTCTCCAACTCAAATAAATGCAACGGTAACCACTGCAAGTGGCTCTGGTACTATAACGGTAACTACTGCAAGTGCTCATAATAGTGCCGCAGATCAGTTTGTTACGCTTGCAGGTTTTAGTGATACAAATGGCCTTACGGCCGATGAGATAAATGGCGATTTTAAAATAGTATCTACCCCCTCTGGTACAACTCTTACAGTAGAAACAAGTGGTTCTGCTACTGGCAACGGGGCTTCAGGCTCTGTAACAAATGGTGCTTCTTTTGGTGGACCATCAGATGCTAATATAGACTTTGAAACATCTTATGTTTATACATTTGTAACAGCATATGGAGAAGAAGGACCACCTTCTGCTGCTTCTACTGTAGTAACAACAGATGATAATCAGACTGTAAACTTAAGTAACTTAGAAACTAGTAGTGCAAAATCCAATACTAACTTATCTAAAAAACGTATATACAGATCTAACACAGGCTCAAATACCACCGCATTTCAGTTTGTTGCAGAGGTAACACTTGCTACAACTACCTATGCAGATACGTCAAATAATAATGAACTAGCTGAGGTTATACCTTCTACTACGTGGATTGCACCACCAGATGATGATACTGCTTTATATCCTGATGGGCCTATGAAAGGGCTGTGTGCGTTACCAGGGGGTGTTTTTGCAGGTTTTACAGGTAAACGTATATGTTTTTCTGAGGCTTTCTTACCCCATGCTTGGCCAGCAAACTATAGAATTACACTAGAAGAAGAAATAGTAGGTATGAAAGTTGTATCTAATGGTATTTTAGTTACTACAAAAAGTGTGCCTTATCTAGTAACTGGCTCAGATCCTTCTTCTATGACTGCTATACGTATAGAAAGCTCACACGCTAATTTAAACAAAAGGTCTTTGGTAGATATGGGCCCATATGTTATATACGCTAGCCCGGATGGCTTGATTGCAGCTGAAGGCACAAGTGTACGTAATATGACTGAAGCTATAATAACCCCTAGCCAATGGCAAGCTAGTTATTATCCTGCGACTATTACAGGTTTTATGTGGGAAGAAAGGTACATAGGTTTTTATTCTACAGGTAGTGGTTACGGTGGTTTTATTTTTGACCCAAGAGTGTCTGATGGCACTAGCTTTGTAGATTTAGATGCAAGTGGCCTAATACGGGGCGGACATACAGACCCAGACGATAGTCAGTTATATTTAATTATAAGCAACACGATTAAAAAGTTCCAAGGTAGTAACACCAGTTTAACTTACAATTGGAAATCTAAAGAATATGTTATGCCTAAACCAACTAGTATGGGGTTTGCAAAAGTAGATGCAGAAACCTACCCCGTTAGAGTAAAAGTATATGGAGATGGTAGTATTATATATAATAGTGTTATAGCTACTTCTGGTAGTGCTTTTACCGTAACGGGAACTACACCTAGTTTTAGTTCTACCTCTATAACAGAACCTGTTGTTCGTTTACCAGCTAGTGTCCATAAAACTTTTGCAGTAGAAGTTGAAGGAGCTACTATTGTTAATGAAATTTGTGTAGGGGAATCAATAGATGAATTAAGGGCTATCTAATGAGCACCAAAATCCCTGCCTTAAAAAATATACCTACAACCATAGATAGAGAGTTACGAGACACTCTTGATTCTATGAAAGAAGCACAAGAAGTAAGACTTGGTAGGCGTGGGGACCCTTTAGATAGAGCTATAACTCTTAGAGAACTAATAGATAGTGGCTTAGCCAAACAACTTAGAAACAGACCTTTTGATCCAGGGGGTTTAATAGACTTTATACCCAATGATGACACCGTTGGGGATTTAACCATACCTCCTGCTCCTACTGGCTTAGAGGCCTCTGGTGCTTTTACAGAAATAATAGTTAATTGGAACCCTGCTCAATATAGTAACCACGCTTTTACAGAGGTGTGGCGTTCAAGAGATGATGAAGTAGGCACTGCAACTCTCATAACAACTACTGCTTCTTTTATTATTACTGATCCTGTAGGCTACGACCAAACATATTTTTATTGGGTTAGATTTGTAAGCACAAGCAATATAAGAGGACCCTTTAACCAAACTAATGGTACTAAAGCAAATACAATAGAAGATATAGGTGCTGTTATGATACAGCTGTCTGAAACGCTTCAACAGCTTCCAGGCTATTCAATAATTACAGGCCT